GAACAGTGGATACAGAGTGCGGAGCCGTTTTGCGAAACAGTACTGTGACGATAGCGGACTTCTATGATCCGACACAGTTTCCGACGAGCGCGTTCTATAGCGGTTCAACAGCGATAGTGAGATACTTCGAAACCGTTTTGCATAACGCATCGACACTTGTCATCAAGTGTACTGAGTCGGTAGCGCACTCGATCCTGGTATGGGCGCTGGTGGATACGGACGCCGTAAACGCTGTCGTAGACGATTATGAAAAACAGACCGTCACATTTGTTGGTACAACAGATGCAGACGGAAATCAGTGGGCGCATCAGTGGTAATAACCAAATGATGAGGGCTCAGAACGATCGACGTCTTAAACTAGAACATGAGAACAGGGCGCCGAAGAAGTTGAATTCTAGAGAATGGTGTGATTTTGAAATGAAAACCGAAACAATTGAGAGTGAAGGAATAGCGGGTGAATCTGTTACAAAGACAGCAGCACGAAAATTGACGTCGCGCGAAGAAATATTGAACGCAGAGGATATGCGTCAAGAACAGGTTGACGTAAGCGAGTGGGGATGGGCGAAGAGCGCTGGTGGAAAAGTCCTCGCAAAGTGCCTGACAGCACTCGAACGTTCGACTCTTGCTCACATGAGCACCTTCAACATCGACGGTGAACTGATGAGTGAACAGACGTCCGTTGATACGGTGATCCTGGGAACGTACGATCTAAACAACCCAATGGAAAAGCTGTTTAAACTGACCGACCGGGACGCGCTCCTCGAGCATAACTCAGCTCCGTTTGAAAAGGTTGCGGGAGTCATAAACAAACTCAGTGGAATATCGTTGGAGAGCAAAAAGAAGATAGAAAAAAACTGAAAGACAGTTCAGAACTCTATTTTGAATTCCTGCTGGCGCGACATGTCTTTCATATTCCGGTCAGCGAATTACGACGAAGACTTTCGAGTTATGAAGTCTCTCAGTGGGCGGAATTTCTCAAAATAGAAAGACAAAGAGAAGAGAAGCGAAACGAGGAACAGAGGAATAAATTAGAAACAACGAAAAAGAGTAAACCCGAACCTTCAAACGCACCCACATTTGGGGGTCGGTGAATTTTTTTTGTTATTTGTAATTGTGAGATAAACGAAAATGGTCGACATTGCCGAGATAATGATTAAGCTTAAAGGCGACGCCTCCGACTTGGAGAGAGCGTCGAGTCAGGCAAAGTCGAGCTTTTCCGGCTTACAGTCTGGACTTGCGGGGATCGGAAAAGGATCGATGGCAGTTGGTGCGGCACTTACTGCCGGGATCACGGTGCCGCTTATGGCTATCGGGGCACTTGCTCTAAAATCATCAAGCGATATAGGCGGCGCTTTCCGTGTAATTACTCAGCAAACTGGTGCAACTGGTGCAACACTTGAAAGCCTGAAAGGCACGTTTAAAACTGTTTTTTCCACTGTCCCCGTTGATGCGAATGCAGCTGCACAATCCATTTCATACCTCCATCAAAGACTCGGTGATCTTGGACCAACCTTAACAGCGCTTGAAACGGAAATGGTGAACCTAAGCAGGATCACCGGCACGGATCTCGTTGCCAACACGAAAAGCGTTGCTGATGCGTTTGCTTCCTGGAAGATAAAGACTGCTGATCAGACGTCTACTCTAAATGAACTTTACAAGGTCAGTGTGGTTGCGGCAATTCCATTTCAAACGTTATTGGACGCTTTACAACAATACGCTCCAGTATTACAGGCAATGAACCTCTCCTTCACGGATAGCGCATTATTAATCGGAAACTTAACAAAGGCAGGCATTGACTTTACGCCCGTTTTGAGCGGCCTTAGAACATGGATGGGGAAGGTTGCACAGGAACAAAATAAAGCAAATGCGGCAATGGACGGGACCGCAAAGGGGGCTGAGAAGGCACAGGAGATTCTAAGCAAGGTTCCCACGAGTTTCGAGACATTATATAGCTCTATAAAGAATGCGACAACGTATCAAGAAGGATTTAATAAAGCCGTTGCTGCATTCGGTCCGAGATCGGCTGCGGTTATGACAAAGGCGATCCGTGAAAATGTTTTGAATCTCACGGAATTTAAAAAGTTGGTTGCTAGTAGTGGATTGGATATCAACACGATGGCAGCGAATACCACCACGCTGTCCGACGCAATGGTACTATTCAAGCAAAAGGTAGAACTCGCCTTTGCGCCACTCGGCACAACAATCGGAAGTGCGCTTAAAGGAGCGCTGGGTTCGCTTGATCCATTTTTAGTCATTCTACAAAAACTTGGAACCGCGTTCGATATGCTTCCAGCGCCCGTGAAAAATGCTATCGTTCTTTTTGGCGCGATTGCAGCAGCGATTGGTCCGACCGTCTTATCAGCCGGAGGATTTATCTCCGCTATAGTTCAGGTAACCTCGGTGGTTGGCGGGGCGGTCGGTGGCGTCGGTTTATTAAGTAGCGCGTTTAGCCTGCTCCTGCCAGTGATCCTAATTCTCGCAATCCCTCTCGCTTCACTTATGATTTCTGTAGGGTTATTGGCCGCAGGGTTCATCGTCGCGTATCAATCGTCTGCAACTCTTCGTGAGATTATATCCACGCTATCCGACGCATTTACTACCTTTGGAGCGAGCGCATCGAAGGCGGCGGGTTTGTTCCTCGCTGGTAAATGGAATGAAGGTTTCGCGGAGATCGGAAAAGGAATAAACGGGCTATTAGTCACTTTGGGTACTATTGATTGGAACATAATCGGTAGTACGATAGTCAATGAGATCCGAAACGGAATAACAAATCACAAATCGGCTATCTTAACCGCGTTTGATAATTTTGCTACCGATGCGGCCAAATGGATCCAGTCACAAGACTGGGGCATGATCGGCCAGTCTATCGGGCACCTTATTGCCGGCGGCCTTCATGTCATCTTGACCGGAAGCACGACAGGATTACAAAGTATATTAGACGAATTTTTGGGTTCGTGGAAAACCAAGAAGGCTGCTGCGGCGGTCGGTGTAGAAACTACCGGAACACAAAACCAACCTACCGGCCCCTCGGACTTAACAACCGTAGGAAACGCCGCTGTAACATCATTTATCGCTGGATTTAAAGCGGGATTGGCGGCGGAACCATGGGAAGCAGACATTAAAAGTGCCATAAAAGTTGCCGGACCGGTTTCTATCGATATTCTCGCTGATGTCACAGTGAAATGGCCTACTGATGCTCTTTTTCAAAGTTTACTAGGCAGTGCGAAAAGCGGCGATATCGCCGGTGGAATTACGAAATCAATAGCGTTCGAAATCATATTGCCCGGTATGGAGGGATTACAATTATTATATGATATTTTGAAATGGGTCATAGATAATTTCAGCGTTCATGATGTTGGTTTCAATATAAATATGGGCGATACTGCAGGGTTGAAGGACTTTCATGACACACTAAAATGGATTGTTAACAACTTTAGCGTCCACGAAATCGGATTTAACATTTCAATATTTGGGATGGATAAACTGAACGGTGCGATTGACACATGGAATAATTTCAACATTCATGCAGGATTAGGCCCTTGGGATATTGGAGGGCAAAAAATCCCGTCAATAGGCTGGGGCGGAGCGACTATCCCTAGTGTTGGTTGGAACGGATTCACGGTGCCTTCTGTTGGTTGGAACGGATTCACGGTGCCTTCTGTTGGTTGGAACGGATTCACGGTGCCTTCTGTTGGTTGGAACGGCGCGACTATTCCTAGTGTTGGCTGGGGCGGAGCGACTATTCCATCAGTGGGTTGGAACGGCGCGACTATTCCTAGTGTTGGCTGGGGCGGCACCTCACTCGGCGTCCCCGGTTTCACTATCCCCGGATTTGATGCTGGGGTATTAGGAAAATGGGACGGTTATACTTGGGGAGGTGTAAATGTCGCTGTGCCTGGGTTCAACACGCCGACGTGGAACATTCCAGGGTTCAGCACAGGCGCACATACTATCCCTGGATTCAGCACCGGAACCCACGCGATTCCAGGGTTCAGCACAGGCGCACATACTATCCCTGGATTCAGCACCGGAACCCACGCGATTCCAGGGTTCAGCACAGGCGCACATACTATCCCTGGATTTTCCACTGGTGCGCTTACTATCCCCGGATTTTCCACTGGCGAACATTCGATTCCACAAGTGCATATCCCGGGCTTAAAACTTGATTGGGATTCGCCCGATATTCCACATTTCAGATCCGGCGGATATGTTGACAAAGAAACCTTGGCGGTTGTTGGTGAACGACCGGAATACATTGTTCCGGCGGATCAAATGCGCGGCAACGTTACGAACACGTACATCACAAACAAAAATTACTACATCAACGGCATCAAAATGGACGAGGTCGTCGATGAACTCAAAAAGAAAGACAAACAAGATCAGTTGATGGCTGGAGATTGGGGCTAGTTGTAAAAGATGACTGAACAAATATACTGGGTCGACCCTGATGGTGGAACGCTCTGTTTGAGTGATGATAATCCGTATCGAGTCAGGATGGGCGTCGACGGTCGGTTTATGCCTCCTTTCAGTTACACGTCAGAATCGATCTACGGAATTTCGGGAACGGTAAGACGTTCTACGCAACTCAAGGAACGGTCTACGACGTATCCGCTTCTGGTGTGGGGGGAAGATCGGGATGATGTACATGTTAATCTAAGAAAACTTCTTTATGCGACCAATCCATTGCGCGGACAGGGCCGCCTGCAGGTCATAACGAATGACGATAAAACCTTTGTTTTGAATTGCTATTTAGATTCTATGCCCTTGCCTGAGACGGCGGAAACAATCGGGATAAACTTTCAACTCTTGGCTGCCACGTTTGTCAGTCATGACGTCTATTGGTGGGACCCAGTAGAAAATGATGTATTTGTTGATAACGTGGGTGGCTACGATCTTCGAGCGCCATTTTCTCTTTATAACGCAGGTGACGCTGAAGCATGGCCTATATGGACGATCACTGGTCCCATGACATATACATCCCCTACGCCGGCTCTCACCCTGAAAAACGAGACGATAGGAGAACAAATGGTTATAAGCCTAAGTTTGGCCGCCTCGAATCGTTTATATATTGATACCAGACCTTTGATAGGAACAGTCCTAAAAAACCATAACACGGATGAGATGACTACCTTTTCAGCAGACTCAACGCCCTTTTCACTTGTTCCGGGATTCAATAAGATAAGCACCTCTTTTGTTGGTGATACATCAGGGACGAGCGTCCGGGCGCGATGGGTTAACCGATATCTAGGAGTGTGAATTGATGACCGCTGATGAGCAAACGAGATATTCGATCTGGTCGAGGAACTCCGCAGATTATCCTGATGGTGGCTCATTTCAAAGGATCAGCAGAGTTAATGATTGGCAAAAACTCAATGTTAGTCTCAAATGGAGTGATATGTCCACATGGTCGTTAACGCTGCCCTGGGACGAGTTTGTCAAGCGATGGAAAGTAACACTTCCAACTGAGACCCTTATTTCAGACGGATACGGTCTCCGAGGAGTCCTTATCTTTAGGGATGGCGGCGTGTGGCCTAATGTACCCGACGAAGTTCCCCCAACTCCGCCTGTTTACGATAACGGGAATCTCCTTCTTAGTGGCGTGATAACCAATGCGAAAAGAGAATACACTGATTACGGAAAAACGGATTTGGTAACGCTTACTGGATCTCAGGACACTTGGTTCCTCACAAGTCGAAAGGTAGTGCCGAGCAATGACCATTTTTTCAGCAAAGCACAAACTCCTAAGAATTATTGGTGGATTAACGAGCATGCGTCTCCGCCTGAGACGAAGGCTATGAATGCAGATTGGAATAACGGCTATGCTTCTTATGACGCCAAAACGATTGAATCGGTCGTCCGTCTTTTGGTATATTACGCAATGGGCGCTGGGACTCCTCATGGAATTGATGCAGAACTTGAGGCAAGAGAACTGCCTTACTTTAACACCGGAACGGATTACGAACGCGGAGACCTTGTCTCATATTTTACTCGGTTTGAGTCACTCTATGACATGGTAAAGAACGTCATCAACATGCACGTAGCAGATCCAAATTATTATTCTGTTGACATCGTGCAAGTTTCGGACACTGCTGAGGACACTAGATTATTAATGCGTTTTATGGAACCGAGGGATATGTCCACCGGTGTCGTGTTCGGGACCAACCTTAAGAATATTAAAAGCTTTGAAGTTGAAGAAAAAGCTCCTGAATACACGTACTTATGGGTGGCGGGTCCAGAATGGAAGGGCGTTTCTACCGCATACAAAGCGACCGAACTTGCAGCGCAGGCTTCTATAGGTGACTTTACGATCACGGTAGATGAAACTTCGCCTTTTAAGGCTGGGGCAGCTTTTATTTTAACTGGTTTGAATGGTAGCGATATTTGTCAAGTAACAATAATAAATCCGTTCACCAACATCGTAACTTTCACATGTCCGAACTCACCCACTGGGTTAACGCACGATTACCCCATAAACGGCACTGTCATAGTACCCGCAAAAGATAGCGGTTCGCAAACGTCGGCGACGACATTTGATTACAAATATACGACGTATTGGGGCGGAGGAACTATCTCTACTTATGTCAACGCAGCTGCGCACATCAATGATACTTCCGTAACTGTAAACGATGTGACAGGTTTTGCTGTGTTTGATGTCGTTTTTTTGAAAGGAACAAACGGTACAAATCAGTTCACTGTGACGGGGGTTGACGTAGATAATAACGTCTTATCCTTTTCGTCAGTTCAAAAGTTGACTCATGAGTACGCAATAGGTTCTATCGTAAAGCAATTGAATGGATCGCAACTCAAATACGGACATATAGAGGGATTTGAAACATTTACGAATTCAGACACTGACGGCCTTGCTCCCACACTGTTACAAATTCATAACGATATGGTAGCCCTGCTCAATAAAAAACTTAGAGAGATGGCATATAATCAAGCTGGAACTGTTGAACTAGGTCCTGTTCAAACGAATTGGTTTATGTCCAAGTTTAGACTTGGCGATCTTGTTACGGTTAATTTGTCGGGACACAAATGGGTTGACTATATTCGGGAGATAGCGACTGAAGTAACAGAAAACGGTGAAGTCGTAACGCCCACGGTATGTGATCCTGCAAAGTTCCGCTGGAAGGGCGGACCAACATTTAGGATAGCGAGAGAATACGCTAAACTGCTAGAACGAGCGCGGCGAATAAGTTGGAATTGATCCAAAGTTGAAAAATCTAAATCTAAATCTAACAGAAATGAGGTTATTCGATGAGCATAATCGCAAGGACGAACGATTTCAGTTTTAACCGGCCGCCGATGGAATTCGGGATACGCTGGGACAGAACCATAGCCGATCCCGTCGATGCACTGACACGGCTTGGCGACGGTGTCGGGATGCTTGTCGACACTTCCGATTCACCTCACATATCCGATTTCTCATCATATATGCCGTTTAAGGGGATGGAACGGTGCAATTTGAACGGCACTGGCGATATAATGTCAGTTCATGGTGAGTCTCAGTTTATCGAATCGGCGTACAGGACGATGGTTCGTATGCCTTATTTCTTTTGCAAAGTTGTGCCTCCAGGGACGGATGTTACAGGCCCTTGGGAATATTGGATTAGTCCGTATCCCCTAAAAGGCTACAAGATTCACCCCGCCTTCTTGCGCTGGAATTACACAGGCGATACAATGCGAATCACTGACGTCTTTGTCGGCGCGTTTGAAGCTGAAACAGTTACCTCCGAGAAAAGCATTGCAGGGGTCGCCCCGAAGACAAATTATTCGCGCACAAATTTCCGCGCCAACTTCGCCGCGCTCGGTGCCTACGGTTATTTACCGATGGATTGGATATCATGGAACGCTCTTCAATGGCTCTATTTCATCGAATACGGTTCTCTGAAGTGTCAGTCACCGTCAGGCTCAACCGCGAGGGGTGGTTTAAGCACGGGAATCACGAACGGAACGGCTGCTGAGAAAACGGGGTGGACGTCCGACGTGGATGTAAACGAGCACGGTTTTCACAGCGTCGACCTCGGAAACCTGAGCGGTCAAGTCCGGTGTAATACGCACAGTGGACTTCCCGTTTATGCAATGAGCTATCGCGGAATTGAAAACCTTTGGGGGAATTTGTACACGGCCATAGATGGCGTCAATATAGACACGGATATGCAGTACTGGATCGCCACCACAACAGCGTTCGCCGACCAGACTGGCGGTGCTTTTGCGTACCCATACGAGCCAGTTGGGGCCTATGCGACAACAGGTGGAGGATGGCTAAGATACCCGTCATGGTACAATATTCCCAATTTTGCTGCTGATTGGTTCTTTGGTTCACACGGATGGGACTTAGATGCGTCGGGAACTACGTATTGCTGTGATTATTCCGACTGGGCCGAAGATTTCACCGTACCAAGGTACCCTGTGGTCGGTGGCGTTTATGACACCCCCGGCGGTGGAATATGGCACTTCTATTGCGGTTTCACGTATGATTCTATATCTCTGAATGTAGGATCGCGTCTCATGCAAATCCCGCTTGACATTGATTTCTGGAGGTGTTGATTCAGGAAGGGGGTGATTGAACGAAATGGATCAGGCAGAATCAAATATGCTGGACGAAGTCTTAGCACAATTAAAGTTTCAAGTGATTCCTGCGCTAAAAGACATAAAAGACACCGCAGATAAACAGGAGGAACATTTGGATAAATTAAATGGTACAGTAGCGGTGTGTTTGCGGCACGACGCCGTTTTAACGACGAAACTGGAAACACTTGAAAGTAAGACCAATGAAACTGCTAATAAACAAACCACAACTGAAGAAAAGATTACAAGAACGATTATTACATTGGGTTCATTGATTATCATTGCTCTTGTCGCTGCGATTTTGGATTTACTTTCAAAGGTTAGGATTTAAACCGAAGTAGAGAATGAATGACCGACAACATTGCACCTTAAAAACTCCCGAAACCAAGATACAAATGAAGAACCCTCCAAATTATAAAGCGAAATTGTGCGCCCTTTGCGACGTAAAATATAACCCGCGTAGTTCACGATCTAAATATTGCGATTCATGCCGCCCGATAGCGAAGAGTGCGTGCGATAGACAATGGAGACTTCAAAATAAGGAAAAAATCAATAAACTCCGCAGACAACGGAGAAAAGAACATCCAGAAGCAGACAAAGAAGCTAGAAGACGGTGGAATGCTACACATCCCGGATATTATCGTAACGAAAAAAAACGTGAAGCTGCCAGATTGTACTATCAAAAGAACCGTGATCGCATAAATGCAGCAATACGACAGCGAAGGAAAGAGCATCCTGAATATCTCAAAAATTATAAAAAAGAACATCTGCTCGAACATAGGACATATGAACATAAGCGCCGTTCTAGATCAAATGAGAACGGCGGCGTTCACACCGTTGAAGAGTTAAAACAATTATTTGAAACCCAGAACGGTCTATGTTTCTATTGTGGACAGTTACTTTATAAAGATTTTAAGGATACCTACCACATAGACCATAGGATCCCCTTATTTCGTGGAGGAGGCAATGAAATCGATAACATCGCATTAGCTTGCGCGAGTTGTAATAAGAAAAAACACACAATGACGGCAGAAGAATTCATTAAAAAGATTGAAATGCCGCCAATTGAGGTAGCGTGCCTTGGGAAATGAAATGCGGCACAGTGGATGGAGACAAGATTGCATGCTGTTCATGTGGAAAGCCATTGTTAATGCGGCAGGCAGCCTACGATTACGTTCTCTGCGTCTGGTGCATCACAAAAAATATTCTGATTATCCAAACCTGGATTATTCGAAATGGATACCAATGAGACCGAAAAATGACTAAAATAAAGGAGGATTTTAAAAATGTTTAGGTTCGGCAAACATCCAGCTAGAAGTGATTATCGGACGTTACGGTTAAAGGATTACCTCGCGTCGATAGATGCGCCGCCCCAAAAGGTTGACGTCCTCTCTGAGATGGCAACGAAATTGCATTATACAACTTTGGCAAATCTTCCAATCGCAACCCTTTTCCCGATGGATGGAAATGATACTTACGGCGATTGTACGATTGCGGCCCTTGCACATGCAATAACGGCCTTTCATGGACTGATAGGTAAAAAGCATGTCCCAAGCAAAACGACGGTCACAAAACTCTATTTCAAATTAACTAACGGTGTAGACTCTGGACTCGATCCATTGACAGTTATCGACTACTGGCGAAAACATTCAGTTTCGGAAGATAAGATCCTAGCCTATGCGAAAATCAATCCGCTGGATCACACGACGGTTAAGCAAGCCGTGAGGTTGTTCGGCGGGATCTATACAGGATTTCAAGTGCAGAAGAATTGTATCGAAGACTTTGAAAAGAGAAAGACGTGGGATGTCGCTCCGCTTACAAACGATGGACACATGGTTCAAACCGTCGCCTATGATCCCAATGGCGTGAGTGTCCTCACGTGGGGAAATACACAACGGGGAACATGGGCATGGTGGGATGAATGTGTCGATGAAGCGTATGCAATCCTCCCACCAGAGGCAAAGACAGCAGGATTCACACCGGGATTTAACTTTGATCAACTTAAGGCGGACTTGAGTGTGATCGCCGAGTAAAATAAAGGAGGTGATGCGACGCAGCCGGTTTATCCCCCGGTAACGATAAAAGGGTTGAAGGGTGGGAAATTGGACTAAAGCATTAACAGGAGGTGAAAAACAAAATGGATGAAATATTGTTGACTTATATCCCAGTTATTGCGGTATTTCTAGGCGCGGTATTAGGAAGTTGGTTTTCGTCAATAGCATCGTCTACATCCGCTCCTGCAGAACAGACTGCCGCATTTGACAAACTTCAGAAAATAGTCGGTATCATCATGCTCGCACTGACCATAGTGAGTGCCATCGGTGCGGCCGGCCAGATTGTCATTCCTGTGACGTTTGGTCTGTTCTTGACTGGCTATATCGCCGGAGTAGGTGGGTCATACGTTGCAAAATCGCAGAAGAAAGTTCCGGTTGAGTGATCCTAATTTCAGACCAAAGGATCACTCGTTTTCTTTTTTCTTTTCGACCAATCAAACATTAATTCTGGTCAGCATGTGCTATCGAATTGTACACTTGTCTTAACATTATCCTAAAAATCGTCGGTCACATGAGGACAACCGCAAAAAAGGCAGTCGAAGCGCATTTCGGGTTCCGATATGATACAAAACATAGGTTTTGTTTACCAAGAGTTCGCAAAATGTCGATTTTACGAAGTGCAAATTGCCCAAAATGTATGAAAACGGCAATAATAAACGATCACGCTTGCTTCGTTTGGACGTCCAGCACGACAATAAATTGATCGAAAGGAATCGATAGACCGGACAGACAAATCGTGTTTGGATCGCAACCGCCCATCAGTATTTGATGATCACCGGTGGAATCACTTTCGATATACGTTCCAGTCATATTTCTAGGAAATGCGTAACCTTGCTTGGAATAGATCGTTGCTAGCTGACTCACTCTTTGCCTTGTCTCTGTTTTATTTTTCATTAACTCGATTGTGACGTTGTGCTGGAAAGGAACGAGGTGCGTCGCGTTTTCCTCTTTGATGATGCCAGCATAAACAACATTTCCATATTGATTTATGGCTTTCATGAAAGGTTTAATGATCGTATAACCATTCGACGCATAATCATTTGTGATCTCCTTACTCACATCGTTTGTCTGACTACTTGGTGGAAATTGAATTTGATTTGACGAACTGTTGTTAGTGTTGGTGACTGTGCACCCAGCCACTAAAACCATCGCGACCAACGTAACTGACAGCAAGATCACCTTTTTCTTTTTGGTCTGAATCTGAATCATCTTTGAGTTTATGATATAACTGAACTGATATTTAAGACTGCGTTATATTAGCCCCGTCACGTAGATACCCCAAGAAGAATAACATTGGTTTATAAACCAAGACCGCATAAGCACTGAATCGTCGAAATGGCTTATTAGAAAAGGAGAACGAAGCGAGGTTCTCGGGATTTGTCCATATCGCTCTGCCTTTCTTTGATTTTACTTTGATTTAAGTGCAAAGGTATATGTAGTGGTAACGTAGTATAGTAGTATTGTGGAATACATAAGAAGGGATGAAAAAATGGCAATTTGGATTGATGAAGAAGAGAACGAACGATATCGAATTAGTATCAGTGATGCACTAGATTACGTACAGCAGATTCGATTGAATCACCCGAACGCAAAAATTAGAATGCTGACAAATCCTTACAACAGGCACGTTGTAAAGATTGGTGTGATTGAATACGACGAAAGTTACGGCACGGAAGTTGGAAAAGAGGTCGCGACTGTTGAGCAGCTGACCGAACACACCGAGGCGATCTTGCTGAAGACTGGGGACTACGCGGAAGATGGAAGATTCTGGTAGGATGGAAAGATGGCACAAAAGACTATACCGCTATCAAATGAGACATATTGGCTCTTACACCGAGCAAAGCAAGAACTGAGCGAACAACTTGACAGACACGTAACCTATGATGAGGTGATAATGCGATGGCAAACATTAGCAGCGAAGTGCGAAGAGAAACATTAGAACGTGACCATTATAGATGCCAGGAATGTGGTAAGAGGGTATCGCTTGAAGCCAGAGGATATGCTCTTCATCATTTGCGTTATGGTGAAAACGATGATCTTCCTGAGAATCTTGTCACTCTATGCCCTTCTTGTCATAGGTGGCATCACCTCAAAAAAGACGCACCAAAGAGATATCTTACGTGGAAAAATGAATATCATGCCGGACAATCGGCTCATGATTACTGCAAAACATATCGCTTGACACATGGAAACCCACCGAAAGAACTTGTAGCCGCACTCAAAAAGGCGCTCGAATCCGCGGATAACCCTGCAGTCGTTATGATGTTTTACCGGGTGCTGCAGAATGCGTGCCCGGATGCCCTGGGGGATTTTGGTGAGTGAACTATGTCCGATTATCGTATAATTTCACCTCATGATTCGGGTTTCATCGAATGTGCCAATGCGTATCATGACTCATTCAGTTATTACGACAGAGAATGCGAACGTCAAAGCGAATACATCTTCAAATGCGGAATCGGCGGAATCGGTAAACCGTGTCCGAAACTGCGTGGAAAAACATGTAAACAATTCAAGCAACGTGATTTCGATGCTGAAGCACAAGAAGATACAAAATGGCGCCAGTTTTGGGATTTATGATGAAGGTGGGTAAAATGGCTTCCATAAAAACAAAAATGGTATACGGATCCGGTAAGGATTGCCCATCACTGGGTGGCATTCCTGGCGAAATCGATTTTCTAAACTGCCCCTGCCAACATTACGATCATTGCCTACAAGAGGCGATCGTGCCGGTCTGCATTGTCTGTACGGGAAAACATGTTTGTAAGTTACAACCGACGCAGTCCTGTAGTCTATTTATCGATGAACGGCTCGGCGATGCTTCTTTCGAGTGCGCTAATGCGTATTCGATAGTTCCGTTGGGAGTGCTACCGATAGTAGCTCGCTGTCGTAACAATATTTTAAAGTGCCCAAAACTTGACGACAAAGACTGTCCTCAGTTTGTGCAGCGCGATCACGAAGCAGAGCATCGAGGATCTCAGTCTCGGAAGAACAAGAAACGGGCGACTGCACGCATGCCCACTTCTTTACGCTACCTGAAGCACCGGGAACGCCATTCGGGCACGAGTTGATGGAGTCTGGATGTTATTGTGAGATTGTAGACGGGGAACCGGATCACGAAGAGTGTTTAGTCTGTGAATCGTTTAAGCGAGAAGAGGTTTGAAAAAAATGATTACGTTTGAATTCTGTAAAACGTGCGAGAAACAACAAGAGTGCGCAACTTTTCCAGAAGATACGCTTTTACGGCGCTGTGAATATTACAAGGATGCCACGGACTCCATCGCGAACAAAAAGGATGATCGTTTTGAAATCAAATTTCACAATGGTATGCCTGAAATTATAACGACACAAAAGGAAGATGAATCAGAAAAAGTCGCTTGGTGTCTGACTCGCCATTCAAGCAAAGGCACGATAACCAAATTTCATATAGTAGAAATGAAGTTGCACACTGACGGGAATAATGTATTTTATGGCCAGATTGACAGAGCAATCCGTTTAGACAAAGATCGGCAATGTTAAATAATTATTTAACTCTTGATTATTGTCGCATGCTAGACTATGAGTATCCAGATCCCAAGGCAATAATCCGGGGCACTGTATATGTCGTCAATGATCAGATCGAATACATGCACTTTCTGGAATATTATAGGCTGAATAAACAAATACTGGAGAAACAGCAACCTCGCAACGGCTTGACAAATCAACTGTCCGAAGCAAAAGAGAAAATATTCAACGATCCGCGATTATGGTGCGATGATTGCCAAAAGTGGCGGTTTTTCGATAAAAATTGGCTGTGCACCAGATGCAGCAAACACATTCTTCGTAATCGTATCTCGCTAGAATTTCTAAAATAGGGGTATTATGAACGATAAAGCATCTTTTCGACGTTATAAGGGGCATAGCAAACTTAAAACTACATCACGCTTTTTACAGAATCGCGTACGCTGGAAGATACTATTGTGGCGAATCGACACGAGACTCAAGTTAGGGATTAGGGAGTTGAGGAAATTTGCTAATGAATATTTTTCTCAATATAAAAAAGGGGGTTAAATTATGGCCTTATGTCCTGTGTGGGAGATAGATAATGTGTTGGCAGGTAAGAAATGTTCACAATATAAAGAAAAATAGGACTAAAAACAATGTTAGAAATATCAGAACTTAATTTTGTGCTGGTTGTAATCATAGGTTTCTTCTCAATACCAGCTACATTCGGTTTCATAGTTTTCATGAACCGGTTGAAATGTTTGATTAGAGGTTTGAAAAATGACTTGTTTAATAGCACCTTATACAGTACAATATAATACAACTGTTTATTGGTTTAACCTCCTAGAATCAATTAAAACATTTTCTATGAATGTGACGTGCTGGTATAAAAATTGGCTTAAGTCCGTAGGAAACTTATTTTTAAGTTTGGCGGATTGGATAGACTGTGGGGAGGAAGACTAAAAATGACTGATTGCATATCGGTTTTAAACGCGCTTCGAGACTGTGTCAACGAACCGCCGCGCAACAAATATACGGATTACTACGACCGGCAAGCATACGAATTAGCATTCGAACATGTGAATGACGTTATGGTAAAGAGAGGACACAGCAAGAGATGGTCGTCCTGCGAGACGCAATTAAAATCAATTAAGAATTATATCTTGAAGGGTATTATTAGTGCCAAACGCGCCTGCAAAAATCGTTCCGACTTCACAGATTTGGCCGCCTATCAGTCAGCACTTGAATTTATCCAAAACAAGATAGTAGAGTGGGAAGAAGCAACTTAACGAAGTAGCGATAATATTTTAGATTTGACGCTTCCTATTGAACATCATCTTAAAACGGATCCACCAGGGCGTCTTAATTTTTGTAATAGAGATTGAGATTTCGTAGGATTCTTTCAATTTTTGATGTTCCTCGAGGAGTTTCTGATACTGCAGCTGCGCTTCTTCAAGTTGAATTTTGAGTGATTGTCTTTCTATGATTGAATCAAAGCCTGCTTCTATATCCTGTGAAGTATATACTGTTAGGGATTGAGCATCAGTACTGATGGTTGGTTCTAGTGCTAATGAATAGTACTTATCAAGAGCCTTCTCAACAACCTTATGCCTCGACGTTCCGCTGCTTATTGTCTCAGTCTCTATCTTCTCAGCGAGATCGTCATTAAGATTGACTCTTATTTGAGGCATGCTTTAATAATCACAAGAAGAGATGATAAGACTTGCTTTTTGAATTCAATTCTAATCAATTTCAAATAAATCCTTAACCGCGGTTAAGGTGTTAATGATTGACACGGTAAGCGTGTCCAAGAATCCTTGAAAGTATATACCTTTTTGTCACTTGTATTTTTAAAAAAAGAGAAGTCAGAAAAATAGGATGGATAAACTAAACAGAAAAATACTGTCGCTTTATGCATGGTAATCACTATATTTAACCTTTGTTCTCACGGAAGATATCTCTAGATATATATCAAGCACGAAAAAACGCTGATATCAGTGTTTTTGAAATACAACTGCTAAAAAGGTATATATGTCCCGCTCATTTTTCAAATGTTCAAATGACAAACTATAATAACCAAAAAACAACACTAGTATATTTATGTCACCAAGTCCAGACAGCAGACTTGATGCGTTATTTAGTCGTAATTCTGTTTTTAAGCAATTGAATGTCCTGGATACTCGATATATTCCCGAAACAATCATCGGTCGGGATGAACAGTTGGACGAAGTATCTGCGAATGTGCAGAGCATCATTGACAATTATGCTCCCAGCAATATGTGGCTTACTGGTCCTCCCGGGACTGGAAAAACGCTGGTCATCCGCTATATAATGGATTATCTGCAAAAGCGCGCTAAGTTTCAGTATGCTTATGTTATCGCTACGGGATCACCGCATCCTCTTATACGGAACATCACTTTACAATGCGGTTGTCGACTCCCTGTTGGTTATATGCGAAGCATTAGTGATATGCGGGGATATTTTGAATTCTGGTTGGAGAAGAATCAATCAAATGCGATTATCGTGGTGGATGAAGTTGATTTGCTCATTGACAGCAATGCCGAGCAACTTTATGACTCACTAGCCAGGACTCCACACGTTTGTGTGATAGGTATTTCAAATAAAGAAAGCAGTATCTTGAAAATAGAAAATATCAAGTTGGATTCTTCACTGCAGCCGATACCTGTGAGATTCCCACCATACACTCAGCATGAACTTGAAGATATTTTAGCACATCGCGCGAGTCTCGCATTCAAGGAAAACGTCATGGATCCTATTCTAGTGAAGCAGTTTGCTGCCATAGCATATCAGCACGGTGGAGATGCACGCTTCGGCCTTGCTCTTCTTAAGGAAGGTGGCATGCTCGCTAATATGGCACAACGAGGCGCAATAACCCACAAGGATCTTGACGAAGCAGAAAGAAAACTTGACAGGGAAAGCATTATCATACCACTTTTGTTCCTTCCAAATGTCGAGAAAAAATTGTTATATCTCTTATTGAAACACGGAGAAACTGAGAGGCTACGCCTTTACGAGTGGTATAAGAAATTTTCACAGGAGCATTATGGACGTGTATATAGTCATTCTACTATCAGAAGCCATCTAACACGATTGGAAGCTCAAAATTATATCGTCGGCTGGCCGGTCGGACGTGGCAGGGCCCGGGGGATCAAGAACATGGTAAAAGCTAGTGAGGAGGTTCCGAAAGAGGACGCCATTGAGGCGTTAGAAAAGTATTTGGGCCTTTCTGAATAGATTCATCAGCTTTTTATAGGTCAAAAGAAATAACGTAACCTTAAAGTATGAAGTAACGTAATATAACAGTGCTATGGCCGCTGATACACCTAAAACACCAAAAGATAATGAGCAGGCCCTCCCGAAAGAACATATGGCAGCTCTTATCCCAACAAAACTCATCAAATCCAATCGTTTTGCAGTGCATGAGTTTGATACGGAAATTTCAGAAAGTGACCGGGAACTTTATGAGAATGTCAAAGTTCGTAATAAGGTGGAAACGCCGATCCAAGTCCGACCAATAGAAGAAGACGAAGAAGAGCATCTTTATGAAGTATATGACGGATCCCGAAGGTTGGCAGCAGCAAAGAAAGCAAAGATAGCCGCAATACACTGCCTTATAGAAGCAAAAACAGACAATGAAATGATTGAACTTGGTTTGGTATCAGACATTCGCCGGACTCACGATGCCATTCAACAAGGTCATTGGATCTTTAAACTCTTAAATGATTTCCCTCTTGAGTATCCAACAAAGGCTAAGGTCGCGAGAAGATTAACCAAGTCGGAAGCAAGGATTAAACAACTTATTAACCTAGTGACAGTCGTTGATAAAAGAGTGCAAAAGAAAGTGGCTCCTGCGGATCCGAAAACAAAGCGAATCCCTGAAGGTTTTATCGACGATCGTTTGGCTACTGAAATTGGCATGATCGAAGATAAGGACCGACAATGGGAGCTCACTGATGAAATTCTTGCTCATCCAGAACTAACGTGGAATGAGAGGAGGACCAGCGTAGCGGATGCGAGGGAAAATCCGGAAGCGACACCATCCGAGATAGTGGAGCGGAGAATCAAGCATCATAAAGAGCAACACCCCAAGTTCACGATGTCTGCCAAGGATTATGAAGAACTCCAGGCCGGCAAGAAAAAGGCGATTGTAGAACTGAAACTCAGACCTGGTATGCGCGAAGATACCGTGATTGACCCGCTTATTAAGATGGATGCTACCTTAAAACTAGCTGATGTGTTCCCTCGTCCTCTCGGTCGGTTTAAAGAGATGGATATGGAAGCATTGGGATACTCAAGTCTTGAGGAATTCAAAGCGGACTGGATCAAAAAGCATGAAGTGTGGAGGGACGAACAAATCGTTTACATCTATCGTTTTAAATCTGATTAGAAGGTTAACCGATGCCCCTTTCGGTTAACCCCACACTTTCATTTTCCGTCTCTTTTTTTACTTACGCAGCGTGATAGCAATCGCTTTATACTAAGAAGTTAGTATAGGAATATAATAAATCCTTAACCGCGGTTAAGGTGTTAAGCTTTGACATGGTCGGTTAATTGATTCAGAAAAAGAAAAACTCTATCGTTTGCGAGCATGAACGACGAGGGGACTCAAAGCAGAGATCGAACTGTTGAGGCTATTAGGGAATGAAACATGAACGGCACTTGTAAGAGATGCGGCGTTGAACTTCAAGGTGAAGGCATCTGGGGAATACAGACTAGATATTGTGGGGCTTGTAGTGATGAGGTAAACTATGGACTAGCACATCCGAGCGGAATCAGAATAACTCGGAGTGATGACGAATCGTGAAAGTCAAACAATGCCGGACCTGCGGACATTCTTCACCCCAAATCATGGCAGGGGGTCATTATATATGGTGCAGTCCGAAACGTGCGGCATTTCCAATATTTCATACCTGTGACGACTGGACAGAGCGAGGAACCAAATGATTAACGATGGGGATCATTGCGTCAGATGCGGCGTTAGACTTGAAGAAGACGATTATTCGCGAGAATGTCAGCGATGTCTCAATGAAGTGTGTCAAGCCTTAACTTTTCCGGGCCGATGTACGTGTGACGATTGTCTAAGGGGGTGAAAAATTGACAACCGAAAAAGTACTCCGACTGACAAAGCGACGAATACTCATACCACTATCATGGGTTAAATTGATGAGGCTATGGTGGACATTGCTAGGCAATGGCGTGGCAACCGTTCTTGTAATCTACGGATTGTATTTGATTGTGATACATCACTAGGAGATTTAAATGAACGAAAAAGAAGAACATGAATTTCAACACCAGCAAATCTTTAAAGAAATGGATGAAGTCTCTGAAATATTAAAACAATGTGAAAAAACTGATAGCGAACTATTAAAACGAATTGAAGCATTGGAGAATAGAGATCAGTTAGAAAATGAACCGTGTTAAAAGATAGCATCTTAACCGCGGTTAAGAATTTTCAGAGAATTTGGAATAGGAGGTAAAAGCCACGCCTAAAATTCACAGAAGCCACAGCATTCATTACGGAGAGTGGGGTCTCGACGGCCTCGATACATTAATTTTGGAGTATATCAAAAAGAACCCAGGAACAAGTGTAATCAATGTCTGGCGGGGAGTTCCTGTGGACGCAACCATCCAGACTGTAAGATTTAGAATTAAAACACTTGCAAACGCTCAATTTATAGTTACAGAACAGGTAGGCAACGAACGCCGTTGTAAACTTACTCTCAGTATCGACAAAGGAGATTAAAGATGGGAATTATTTGTGACATCTGTAACGGTTCAAATCCATTAAAAGTATGGGTAGAGGTCCATTATGATAAACCGAATTCCAAAGATGAGGATGAGTACGTTGAGTACATTGAGACAATTAAAGCGGGATGGCGCTGCGAAAATCACACTGATGAGATTATTGAAGGTATAAATAAACTAATATCTTTGCCAAAAGAGGGGTGAGATGAAACAGTTAGCATTTCTTCCTCGTTTCAGGATTCCAATTCTCAACGGAATTAAGACACAAACAGCGCGAATAAGCCGGCATGGAATTGAACAGGGAGATGAAATTCTGGCCGTATCGAACAAAAAACCGTTTGCGAGACTCAGTATTAAAAACATCGAACGGCGAACATTAGGAAGTTTCGATGATGACGATGCATATCGCGAAGGGTTGCCATCTCTTGCCGAATTTGTCTCCGTTTGGAAACAGATCCATCCTCGTAAAGGATTTGACCCGAATCAGAAAGTCAATGTCCTGCATTTTTTTGTTAGTTTGTTTCCGCTTAATTCAAATGATTTAGGAGATAAGGAGGGGTACATATCGGCTACAAAAACCTAGCTGAACGCAACGAAGAACTAGAACTTACAAAGAATCCACAACTACTCAGCCGCGACACACTCTGTATTCTAAAGGCATTGGAAGATGTTTCTGAGGAATTGTATATGCTCCGCATTGGGGATCGGGAAAAATGAGACTTAGAATATCTTTACGACCTAGTCACCGATCACAATCAACGCGTGATAAGCCGGAAGGAGGTGAGAATATAATGACTACTAAAAAAGAACTTGCTAGATTGTGCAGGAAGGAAGGAGCGAGACAAGTTAGTGAAGAGGCTATTGAGCGAATGAGCAACTTGGTAGCCGACTTTGCAACTATGCTTACTCTTGTTGCCGTTAATGAAATGAAAGCAAGCAAACGAGTAAGGGTCGAACCTAGAGATGTGCTTGATTTTGAAGTACATTGGAAGCGTTAGGCATGTTTCTACCTAAAGAGGTGAAATAAGAATGGAGACATTAAATCGAAAACATTCTAAATTGGACTATGTCGGACTCCAGGATAAACTCAAAGAGTTAGCCGCTGATGGCGACCTTGAAGGTTTTGACGAGTTCTCAGTTGTTGTGACCGCGAAAGAAGTCGCACCAAAGAGTCAGACGAAATTAGATCTTTAAGATGGGCGCGGAAATCAAGAGCGGAGTTGAGTTGGGTAGAACAGGATAGCATGGGATCCCGGGTATTGGATAGGATTCGACATGCATTCTAGACTAAAACATTGGCCATATTTCACCGTGAGTCACCTAAAATAAAACAAACTCTACTCTTGACCGCTTTGCCTAAATCTTAAAGAAAAAGAAGGCGTAAAAAAATGGTTGAAACTAAAGAAGTAACGGACGAACAAGTCAAGGCATATCTGGAAAAGCAAAAAGCATAAACATTGAGATACCTATGCTCGGTGAAATGAGACTTAACTGGGACGGCATATATCACATTCAACTCAGGAAAGGTGATAAATGACGCAATGAAACAAAAGGAGAAGTTGCAGATCCGTGATTGTCTGATGTGCGATTACTTAGGAACAACGGCTTGTAACTGCCCTACTAAACCATTTGAACAGAAAGAAAAGAGGCGACTTGTAAATGTCATTCGCAGACTCATCAGAAAAATCAGAAAAAGAACCGAAGAAATGTAAAGACTGCCTTGAGCATTTCGAGGCCCGAACTTCAAACGATTGCGCTAAATGCCGGGGTCTGTTTAGCATACCTTTAGCGCTTCATTATTAGTTTAGGTTAGAGATGAAACCAAAATTCAATCGCACGAATAAAAATGTTGATTGGGCGCGATGGACGTGGAATCCCGTCTATGGTTGTAAACACGGTTGTGAGTATTGCTACGCCCGGGATATAGATAAGAGATTTTTCGGAGGTCGGTTCGATGAACCGCGACTTTATGAAGAACGTTTAAATGCGCCGTTCAATACACCATTGCCTGAAACTGATGATATATGGGATAAATTAGTGTTCGTTTGTTCTATGAGCGACTTGTTCGGTGAATGGGTCCCCCAGGGGTGGATATACAAGGTGCTTGAAGTGATTGCGCAGGCTAAAGATTGGACGTTCTGTTTGCTGACAAAAAACCCGAAACGAATGACCGAGTTTCAGTTCCCCCTTAATGTATGGGTCGGTGCAACGGTGGATATACTGAGCCGAACATCTGTGGCAGAACACGCACTTTATGAAACGAATGCGGCCGTTAAATTCATTAGTTGTGAACCACTCTTAGAAGCAATCTTAAGGTAAGACTGAAGGAGAGTGATATAGATGAGTGATGAATCAAAAAATCCAGATGAGATCAACGCAGAACTGTTTCCTGTGGCTCCGAATTATATTTGCCCCGATCCATGCGTACCAAACGACGCAGTCAAGTGGAATCCGTGGACTAAAGTAGTTCACTGCCATAGGTGCGGGCATGTTTATGAGAGCCGACCAAAACGGGTGGCGTACAAAGAACCCGATTTACAATCCGTGAGCAATTTAGACAGAGCACTTACCTATTGGTGGCGCACGTGGACGAAGAAGATCTGCCTTCAAGGCTTTGTAGAAAAATGGGAAAACGAGAAAGATCAAGCAAGAAAGAACGAGATGATTCACCTTCAATTGTCAGATATGATTCATGACCTAGAATGTGAACTTTTCCCGATGCGTTGCGAACTTGATGAAATGAAGAAACTGAAGTATCATTTTGAGTTGCTTGCACATGCGTTCAAACTCTTCTTTTGACTGGTAGAGTCCACAAATAGTAACCTTGTGGCAACATTTTTTACAAATTGATTTCAACTCGAAGAAGAAGGAGACTAAAACATGACAACACAGATAGATTACCATTTCAGTTTGACGCCCTATGACGTAAACGATGGCGTCACGATTCCATATTTTAAGGCACATAACTTCAATACAGCGCAGTTGATCGTGCCGGATACGGGCATTTACAGTTACGAAATCAACAAAATAAAATCGCTAGGAATCCCAAATGTTATTGTCGACATTGAACAACCGATTTGGACGGGAGGCGCCCAGCAAGGAACACCGATCTCAAATTTCGCTAGCTATCTTGCGCAACTCAAGAGCGTTGGAGTAACTAAGGTCGCATCAGAAGGGGGACGTCCCGGCGATCTCGATTTCATAGCCAAGTACTTCCCGAAAGGTTATATGAACTACAACTGCGATCAATGCGGCCTCTGGAAGGATTTTTACAAGCACCCCACAACGTTCGCGAATTCTTGGGAATCATATTATACATGGCAATGGCCTGCAATTCAAAAAGGAGTGCAGGAATCAGCGCCGCTCGGTATAAAGAACGGAATCCTTGCTGGAGTTTGGGGCGGCTCAGAGAATCCAATATTAGCCGACACTAAAGCTGGTTCGTCAAACGTCACATATTTCAGCGAAGCAGATTGGATCAATACACACGGCGGCCTAGACCATTTCGCAGTATGGGGCGGTTTGAATCCTTACATGCTTGGTAGGTACAAAGATTTAGAATTCGAGGCGATCGTAGCGAAGATGCAATCAGTATATCCACCACGAGGAACACAACCAACACAGCCAAAAATAGAAACAAAAGCATTACTAACAGTATCGAACCCCGATCCGATGTTCAACGAGCAGGTAAAATTTATAGCCACTATCAGTGATAAAACGAATAAACCACTCGCAAAGCCTATTCAGATTTGGCACACGCTTTGCGAACCAGCCAAGGGTAACGTCCGGTATAATGATGTCACAGGTCAGACCGATATAACAGGTCATGCAGTATTTAACCAGACCTTTAAAGCAGGTCACGCAGAGCGCGGGTATTATGTAACTTTCGAAGGAGACTCGACACATAAGGAATCAACGAGTCCTAAACTTGCTGTTTACGTGCACAGGAAATGACTCCTGACGATTATCTTAAGATCGTTCGGCGGACTAGTTAGAGAAGGAGGGCCATGCACGCGCGAGGAAGTGAGCGCCATTGCCAAGAGGAGCAGGTCACAGACGGCGAAGGCACTCAAGAAACTCTGCGAGCGAGATGACCTTGGAAGGATGTACACAAAATGCAACTGCAAGATAGTCTATTATTTTTTAAAGGAGGCTAAATCAAATGAAGATGTCAGCAGGCCCTTCTCGGTTTAAGACACGGATAATTAAAGACGAGACAGACCAAAACGGAGAACCAAAAGTTCTAGTGGTAAGGGACCATTCACCAGATGCGCGTTATCCTATAGAACTCGACGTCGCCGATTCGCCAAACAAGTTGATGGCTATGAAGTATGATGCTGTCTTTGGAGCATTGCATTATCTGGAATTCCGGCGCAAGTGGTGGATTGAACATATTGGGATCCACCTTCGTAAGATTAAGGATATAGAAGTGCTTGATGAAATCTTTGTAGTTGAAGGCAGAATAAAAAAGGAGATAGATGCCTTTAGCAAAAGCAAAATGATAAAGGAGGTTAAAAGATGATTCCCGAGTTATTATTTTGGCCTGTGATTCAATACCTCCCGACTGAGTTAATTATAAAGTGGATAGTGGTCTTTCTCTGGTTTCTCTCGTTTTGGAAGTGATACAAAAAATGGAAATCCTCAAACGCGAACATAACGAACTCAACTATCTGGAACTGATTGAAACGCTTGAGGCTACAGCAAAGGATCCAGAGTTCCCGAGATTTAGTGAATTCTCAGTCATAATCATCGCGCAAAAGCCTAAAGAAAAAGAACCTAGAACATTTCAAAGATTTAGAGGCGCAGAATCGGAATTAGGATCAGAACCAAAGACGTTTGGCAAAACTGACTAAATTAGCAAAAGCAGATGAGAAAAAATAAACCCAAACCCAGAAAATACAAGATCGATTGCTTTGATCCGATTCTTTGGATATTAGTCGTCTGGCTAGTCAGCACAATATCGGTTCTCAATATTTTGGGGTCCGATAGCGTCAGGCGTGGTTAACGTAATTATAGCCATCGGACTCGTGATCTTGATAGGCATCCTGATAAGAACTAAGAAGAGGTGATCGGATAAGTTGCTCGACGCGCCAATACATTGTCCAAAGTGCGGAAAGTCGATACGAGCCAAATATCACTTGATTGAAAAGAATGGGGCATATATACTTTCACTAACCTGTCCGTTTTGCATTTTTAAAGGCGACATCGACCTAAGTCGAAAAGAGAAGTTACAAAACGAGGAACTAGAAAAGTGAGTCAAGAAAATTTAGAAGATTCTTAGAAGAGTAAATGACAACACGCAAACTCGAGAGTTACATAAACGTGATGCGGCAACTTGACAGTCCTTGCACAGCGAAGGAACTGGCAGAGGCGGCGAACAAAGCTATTCCCGCAACTCGACTCGCTCTATTTAAACTCTGCAAAAACGGTTCTGTCGGACGGAAACTGATGCCGGGGAATGGGACTCGAATAAGGTACTACCTCAAAGACATCAAGGAAAACAAATGAATTACGGCGAACTGTTTAGCATGGACGATAACAACTCGGCATTGCGCAAAGCGCTACTAAAGAAGGTCATAGAAGAACTGAAAGATCAGAATCTCGATGAATCAATTCTTTCAAAGGTTCCAGAGTTCGTTAATCAACATATAACAAACGGCGTGCCTGAATATATGCTAATCGATTTTCTTGAAGGTTCGGGACCCAACCCAGGCGCAAAAAAGACGACTTTGGATTATTGCGCGGATTGTCGCGACGCGCCTTGCTGCACTCAGAACGATCCGATCGCGGTTTCTTATGATGACGTCAAACGGTTAGCAAAAGGCTTTAGGAAATCGTCGAAGTATGTCATCAAGAAATATTTAATTCACTACAATCCGATGGAGGTCCCGAGCATCACTCATAAGATAAAAAAAGCGCGTCCTTGTCAGTGGTTATCCAAATCTAAATCTAAAGACAAAGACAAAGACAATAAATGCACCGTTTACGACTCGCGACCCAATGTATGTCGAATTTATCCCTTGTCTCTCAGGCTAGCGAAATCCCCAGCAGGTAGGATAGAACTCGCTGCAGGCGTTTCAAGTTACTGTAACGTAGCGTTTAACATGATGAAATTCGGCGTCGAGCGGATGGTTATACGTGAAAACTTTAAGATCGCGCATCCTGAAGAATACGCTGTTTTAGAGAGCACTGCAGCATCGATATTGCCAACTCAGAAAGGTCTTGAGGCTATGGGGCAGATGGACAGGGCGCGATTACTCAGAACGGCGAATGAGATTTTTTTCAATGGACTAGCAAAATGGTTAGAAGAGACGAACACAGTATTTGATTATGCTGAGAATATTAACGAACGATTAGAATTGAGAAAGGAGGCTTGAATAATGGGTAAAACGGATAACCAGTATTCATTGCTCGCACTACTTGAAGATCCCCCGCAGAAAGGACACTGTTACTATTTTGGTAGCAGCACTTTTGTAGGTCGCTGTCTTAATTGTACAGAGTCGGTGATAACAAAACATGATGGAAAAACATACATGGTCTGTTTCGCATTCGACAACAATTATAAACAGTTTAACGCAATGGTGGCTAGAGAGTTAGAAGTCAGTGAGGAATCGTTTAAGGCATACGAAGCATGGCGCTATTTTTGGGCGGTAAAAGAACCTGCGGATTTGAAGAATGGAAATATCATTTGAAGGAGGTTTAATTAATGGACAATGGAATGAACACTAAAACCGAAATAGGAACAGAAATAGAACCGGAAGCACCGAAGTTGAACAAACTCTTAGTTAAGATCATTGAGGGAGAAGTAGTTCAACTATATCAGATCGACTTGGAGCCGTCTGACGAAGGAAAAGGCAGGCGCATAAAGAATTACGTAAATAGAACGATAGATTATGAACATTGGACTGAACCGCATAACCTTTGCTGGAAAGTGCCGGTGGGGGACTATCTCGTAGCACAGGGCCCTGACCTTTGGCTTGTCAACGTGAGAGAAACTAAAATCAAATGGCGAAATATGAAGGGCATTATGCAAAACGTCACGGCGAGATGGAACAAACTCGTCGTAACCGATAAAGCGCCTGTTCTCATGCCGAACACCGAGGAAACCGGCATCTTGCAGGATGCAATTCAAAAATCAAAATCAGATTCACTCGGCAAAAAACGTTCGTCGAGGAAAAGAACATGAGTATATCTATGTTATGTGAATCCTGTAAAAATTGGGTCCTCAAACAAAAAGTCAAACGATCCAGCACTACTATAACTGCCTCTTATTATGGGGGCAGTATGACGACACAACGCCCTAGTTTCACAGAGGATACAATGGACTGCGTTAAGGATTATGAATGGTTGATCAACAACGAATGCGACGATTACAAAGAGAAGGAACGAGTAAATAATGACTGAAGAGAAAATCGTTAAAAAAGTTTGCGTGGACGTAGAAGTGCCAGTGAAAAAGTCCAGAGAGTGTCAGTTGTGTGGGGATCGGCTTACCAAACAAAATCGCGTAGAACTTTATGCTAAATTGCATGATGGTGAGCTATATCTAGCCGGACAACTTTGCTTTTCTTGTTGGGAGCACTTGTTAACATCATCGGGAAAACGCGCAGCAGATTTTAAACACAACGCGATTGAACAGAAAAAAATATTAGTAAATGCCAAAGCAGAAACTTAAACCCTGGACTAAACAGCATCAACAGGTCGTCGAGAGACTGATCGCTCGGCATACAGACATAATCAGAACGAACGTTTATGATCGCGAACTCTCTCCGACAGAAAAACTCATTAGAGACGTAGCAGTCGGGGCGACATTCGCGACCATAGTCGGAGCGATCATTCTCAAACTTCCAACGCTAAACCCGAGATTTGCTGCTCTCTGGTACCCGGCCTTAAGAAACGTCTACGAGGGGACTGTCACCCAGGCGTCAGTTCTCGTTAGCGACATCGTCGGAGTGAAACCGCCCTTAGACATCCAAACTCTCGTCGATATGTACCTAAGGGATCAGGGAGCGCAGAACATCAAAGGAATACTCGAGGAAGACCAGAGATGGATGAGTGCAGTGCTTAGAAACGGTGCGCAGGAAGGCAAAGAAACAAGCGAGATCATCAAGGACATAACGACTCACTTTCCTGATTATAGCGAAGGCAGGGCCGGCACGATAGCGCGAACAGAGATTCACGCAGCTGACGGATACGCTTCAAATGAGATGATGAAAGACGCGGCTCCTGGAATGCAAAAAAGGTGGATTTGTATGTTTCAGAATAGTCGCGACGCGCACATGGACGCGGACGGCCAGACGGTCGACCTTGAGGACGATTTCGAGGTCGGTGGAGAATCAATGGCGTATCCGGGCGGCGGTGACGATCCAGAAAACAATATAAATTGCCAGTGTATCGTCGAATACATTCCGAGAGGATCATGACGAAACGTTCTAACGACTGTACACCTTGCAGATATTACATAAATGATCACTGCGAGAAGCAAGAAGTCGTTGACGCTCTCGGCTGGTGTCCAGAGTTCGCGAACCACTATATCGAGAATATTCTCAAAAGGTGAAAAATGTTTAATATGTTATTTCTGCGTGGTCGGATGTATGCGATAGATCCGTTTTTACCCCACCACCGGCGGAGTAAGGTTAAAAGGGATGGTAATTTTAGAACTCATTATGCAAAGTATAGGTTTAAGGGCAGGATGTTGAGGTACCCCAAGTGGGTGTAAAAAAAATAACTCTCGAACCGAGGTAACTGTAACTCGCAAAAAGCATCGTGAGAATACTGGCATGGGCCTGTACCATAGTCTGGTCAAGTGGGACTGCCTCCAGAGCAGTTGATGGGTCTCCATCACTTGGGTTCAAATCCCAACAGGCCCGCCAATAGTTTTAAAAATGCATCACAAAGATATATAAATTACCCTTTTTGTCAAGGTATAGTTGATTTTATAACAAGAAAAAATGTTCGGTTAGAGACACGTTCCGTTTATGTTTACTAAATCAAAATCTGATTATTTTTCGGTTTGAAGTCTTGGTAGGCTTCGTTTTGGGTAGTTTCTTATGGGTCAACATCGCGGCATTCACATTACACCAATAAGAAACTTGCTAATCTTCCTCCTTTAAATACTTTCAACCGCTTTATTTTAAGCAAATATATATTAACTCTTAAATGAGCGTAGCTATTTTTTAATTTGTGCAAACGGATGACTGAACCTGAACCATGGCATCGCTTACCGAATGAACGCTCTAAAGCATACCATCTTTTCTGTCTATATCGCGATATGGGGCCGCTTCGTTCACTCGAAAAACTCAGGCGGTCTATAGGGAAACAACAGGGTTACGCTTGGAATCTACAAAGATTCAGTTCTCGACATAGTTGGCAAGTACGGGTTCGGGCTTTTGATGACTACATTCTCAAACTCGAAGAAGTAGAGGCAATCCAGCGCATCAGGGACTTCAACAAGAAGCGTGCTGAACAAGCCGTAACGATGATGGATCAGGGGTTTGGCGTGATGGAAGGCGAATACTTGCAATCGGCCAAGGACAAGAACGACAGGTTCAAGTTGGGTTTCGACACGTTCCGCGCGATCCATAAACTAGATAAGGAGAAAGTCGAGCATAGCGGATCCGTTACCGTTGTTTTTTCTGACGAGGTGAAGGACGCTTGAGCGCTTCCGCTTCCGATGTCCTTTCGTCATTCGCTCCAATTAAAATAATACAACCAAAAAACTTTCCCCAGGATTCTTTTATCAAACTCTTCAATTCCCGGACCCGTTATCTCGTCATATACGGAGGAGGCGGAGCGGGAAAGAGCATCGCAACGGCCCAGAAGATGATATTTAAAGCCCTGAAATACCCCAGAAGTCGCATTATAGTGATACGCAAATGGGGACCGCAGCTTAGGCACATCACGTTCCAGATGCTCATCGATATCATAGATAAGCATGAGATCCCGTGTTACGTCCAGAAATCCGAGATGATCATCCGCTTTGATAACGGCAGTGAAATCCTTTGCGTGGCAATCGTCGACACCGCCCGTGCAGAAGCTGCCTCGAGAATCAAATCGCTAACTGACATCACCGACATCTGGATAGAAGAACCCAATGATCTGACCCTGGATGAATTCGAAATGATCAAGTTGCGATTGAGGGGAGAGGAATTAGAAAGCGGTTACAGGCAGATAATCCTGACATTTAATCCAGTGAACAAAACCCACTGGCTTTATGAAGAGTTTAACTTCGCTGGAAAAGCACCTCCCGGCGTTGAAAGGCAGCATTACACTTATGAAGACAATGAGTTCGTGGACCAGGCCTTTAAGGAATATCTGCGTACGGGTATCAAGGATAAGAATCGCCATAAGGTTTATGCTTTGGGAGAATGGGGTGAGTTAGGAGAACTCGTCTATGAGAACTATACAGACAAGATTTTCGGTTACACATACGATTACTTCGACGTCCTGATCGCCGGCGTGGACTTTGGTTTTTCAAATAGTCCCAATGCGTTCGCACTGTTTGGAATGATGGAGGATTCTTTCGAACTGTATGTGATCAATGAGGTCTATGAGTTCGGAACGATGACAAGGGACTTCATTGATTCGATAAAAACGCAACTTAAAGATTACATCCCTGAGCGGATGATAAAAGAAATTCCTATGTACTGTGACTCTGCACGGCCTGAGGCAATCGAAGAGATGAGACGGGCGGAATTAAACGTTTTTCCCGCAAAGAAGGATGTACTCGACGGCATAAACACGGTAAGGCAATTTCAGATTTACGTGCATCCCGATTGTCCGAGTTTCCTGCGGGAGATCCAGGGATATGTTCGACAAAAAGATGCCAAAGGCAATGCCCTAGAAATGCCTGACAAACAGGCTGGGTTCGACCATCTTTGCGACTCGTTACGTTACGCATGTCACTCTTGGATGATGTCGAAAAAGAAACAGATCAGCGGAGTCGTGCCGATAATGGGAAAGATCGCAACCCGTGAGAGGATGTATTGATTAGATTGGTGCATATGAGATTAACACAAAACGAGAATTTGACCTTTCTTGAAAAAACAAAAGGCCGAGATTTTGTCTCACCAGTTGCAGACTTTGGACAAGTAGGCTAACATGACGGATTTCAAAGAATGTGATGACTGTGGCGGATGCTATGGCTGGGGAGGACTCGAAGAGATTGCGTTTAAATTTTGAAAACTTAGGGGGTGAGTCTAATTGCCGGGGATGAAAAAGCAGGGGACTAAAACGACTAAAAACAAGGTCGACACATTCGCCGAAGTCGGGACAATCGGGTTACGTCAGTCTGGCGGCATAATCGAGGAAGAGTGGTTGCGTGAACTTCAAGGCGAGCAGAAAATTAAAACGCTCAAGACTATGGAGGCCACGGAAGCGATCGCGTTTGCTGGTATATTTATATCCAAGATGGCGATCAAGCAGGTTAAATTCTGGTTCAACGAGGCAGGCGATACTGAAGCAGATGCACAGGCGAAAATCTTTGCTGAACAATGTCGCGAGGATCTGGAGGACGCATGGGGCCGTTACACTGACGAATGGATGACGTGTATAGCGCTCGGTTACTCTGTCGCTGAAACTGTTTATAAATTAAGGGTAGGGCCCGACGAGGAAGACCCATCGCGCAGGAGTCTCTACGATGACGGAAAAATAGGCTGGAGGAAGTTCGCGTTCCGCCCCCAGGAGACGCTCGATCACTGGGAGTTCGACCCTGATAATGGCGAGTTGCTCGGGATGTGGCAGCGCGACCCGATCAAAGGCGAGTCATATTTCATTCCAAAAACAAAGATGCTTCATTTCGTGATGAACTCGACTAAAGGGAACCCGGAAGGGTTGAGTCAGTTAAGGGGTGCGTATCCTGCTTATTACAAAAAACACAAACTCGAAGAAGCCGAACTCGTTCACATAATACGAAACGTAGCGGGGATCCCCGAACTCAAGATTCCCTCTGTTGAGTTCAAAAAAGACAAGGACGGAGGCAAAAGTCCGGCCCTCCAGACATTCGAGGACATTGGCAGGGACTTCTACAAAAACGAGGAATCGTATTTCATCATCCCATCGGACGTTTATCAAGGAACGCAGGTCCCGATGTATCATGTCGGCCTCACTGCTGACCAACAGCCGAGCGGATCGCTGCCGACCACTGAGCCAATCAATCGCTGCCGGACAGATATCGCTCTCGTCCTTAACCTGACGTTCATGCTGCTGGGATCAAATACCGTCGGGTCACATGCTCTCGCAGAAACGCAGGCAGACTTCTTTGTCATGTTCATCGAAGGCATTTGCGATATGATCTGTGAGGTGTTTAACCGGCAGGCGGTCCCTCAGCTTTTCAAACTCAATACGTGGGAAGGGCTGACCGGACTTCCTAAGTTGGTTCATGATAACGTAGCGAAGACAGACGTTGCTAAACTAGGTGAGATATTGCTTAACTTGATGCGGGCCGGAGTTCAGGTATTCCCGAACGACGAACTTCAGGAGCATATCTATGAAGAACTAGGAGTTCCGAAAGGCGAAACCATACCGACGCAGGAACAGCAGATAGCAGAAACGACTGCGGGGGGCAAGCAGACACCGCTCCAACAGACGCCGCTCCAACAGACGCCGCTCCAACAGACGCCGCAACCGTCTCAGCAAACAACGCAGAAATCCAACCGTTCTCGCAGGAGGCAGAAACAATGAAACAGAGATGTCGGGAATGCAGCGATGTATTCGATGCTAGTCAGGAAGACGTCTATATTTTGACTCCCGACCCCTCGCAACCTGATCAAGTGCAGATGGCTCCGTTTTGTAAGAGTTGCCAAAAAGCGGCAAGGCAGGCGTGTTAAAATGCCAGGAGTCGACTTTCATCTCGCTACTCTTCGAAAAGTAAAAGTGTATCTTCCCGAGTGGGCCTTAAAGGAGATACACTCGAGGGCCTTTGCCAAATCAGGCGGAAAAGCTAGATGGCGACAAGGCGAGGCAGAACGATACGGTCCCGAAGGAATCAGCAAAGAATATCTCGAAGCGACCTACGACGTCGTGAGCGAACATAAGGACTTGATCCCCGCGTGGCTCTTTAATAAACTTCATGAGATGGCATTCCCATCATCGGGAGGAATAGCGAAGGCTCGAAAATATAAAGCAGGTAAGAAAGAACCGCTCGCAAAAACGTCACTCGCTGAGATGACCCCTGACAAACTCAAGAAACTCCCGGATGCTGAACTCGGTCAGGCATGGTTCAGAGTCAATGAATGGTATGTCGGAGCCAAGAAGAATGGAAAGGCGGTCGAAACGTTCATCAATGCTGGATCGTTTGTCTATGATGAGATGAAAGCCCGAAAGTATCACGTCAACGACAAACTGGATCTGGTTAAAGCTATCAGGAAGTTGCGTTTACAGGCTTTAAAGCAGGATTACTCGAAGGATGAAAGCGACACCGCCGGAAAGGGCTCCACTGCAAGCTTTAAATCGGAAAAAGAAACAGTGAAAAAACAGTCTGATTCGCTATCCATCGACCTCAACGCCTTATTCGATAATGCGCCCGATGACGTGCTTCTTGTGCCCGATTTCGTCGATTTCGTCGGGTCATCTGTAACTGGCCATCAACCGAACGATCTTGACATTTTATTCAGGGCCGATGAGAAGAATCAGAACTTCCTACTTCAATCGGAAAACATTCAACTCAGGATTCAGCAGGTGCTCGATCCTGAGAAGAAAGGGTTATTGCATTATGTCAACAATCCTCAAGGGAGTCATGCCGATTATGTTCCGTTATATGATTTAAGACTCGTTAAGGTAAACAAGTTTGGCAAAACGTTGGTAAAGTCAGATGAGATTCGTCCTGGCGCACACTTCAGTCCAGAGAAACCAAGCATGGCCGGCGTGACTGAATACTTCAACACCTCAGAACTGTGGAGTGAGTGGGCCAAAGATAAACTTATCAAAGGCGCTAAACTTATTGGGGAGGTTAAATATGACGGATTCCGCTGCATCGTTACAAAGCAGGGTCAATCGGTAACAGTTTGGTATGAGGACGCTGAGGCAGATCGTTCAAAAGCAATTCCCGATTTTATTGCTGCAGTTAAGAAGGCCCCATTCGATTCATTCATTTTGGATGGCGAGATGCTTGCCAAATGGAATGATAAACTCGTTCCGAGGACACAGACGCTTGGACTACTAAGTGATAAACCATTCGAATTTGAACCTTATCTTTACATTTTCGATTGTTTGTATCTGAATGGTGAGGACCTGCATGGAAAGTCGCTTGAAGAACGGCACCAATTGGCAGCAAATGTAGTTAAACGTCTCGATCCTACGTTTTTCACTCACTCGACGCCCAAAGTAATCACCGACGAGAAGTCACTTCAGATCATTGGAAAGTGGGCAGCTGCCCAGGAAGGATCTGAGGGATTGATGGTCAAGGATGCTACCAAACCATACCAGTTCGCCGCGTCTGAGGATTGGGCCAAATATAAAACGATAGTCGAAGAAAAATGCTGCGTCCTTTCTCGCGATCGTAAACAAAATGGCTATTCTTATCGATGCGGACTGCGTGATGACGGTACCTATACTAACAAAACAAAGTTAGGAAACCAGTCTTATATCGATCTGGGCAACACGTTCGTCCTGCCGCAGAACATAGCGAATGTTGGCGACACGATAAACGTGCAGATCGAGGAACTCATAATCCAGCGCGCGGACGACGGATCTCTGTCACTTGCTATGGGGAAACCAACGGTCCGCGGCCCCGATAAGTCCCGGCCGGCGTATACGGCATCCCAGGCGGTTCAAGTCGCCCGCGCTGGACACATTCTAAAAGAGGAAGTAAAGAAGATTGATCTCTATCCGAATCGGCCACTATTAAAAGAAGATATGCCGCTCATTGCATTCGTAGGCGGTTCACCCGATCCTCTTGAGATTGCGCGTGAAGAGTCGATGGTCAGTGTTCACGGTAGGATGTTTAAGGAAGAATATCTTGATCCATTGGGTCTTGAGAAAAACGAAGTGGCGTTGCTTAATATCGTGCCGCTTGTATTACGGGATCCAGAGGGGCACGTTCGCGGTCCGAATCAATCGGAAGCGGCAAAGTGGTTGCCCTGGGTCAATGAAGAGCTCGAAAACCTTAATCCAGATTTTACGATTGCCCTCGGTCATGCCGCCGCAAACACGCTTTCAACCGCAATTGACATGGTCCTGCCCCATCCAAAAGCATTGACCCACTCCTCGAGGCCGGAACTGAATCGAAAAATAAAGCAGTTTCAACGGATGCTTATTAAGCAAGCGTCTATGGAAGAGCAAGAGACGCGGGGTCAAGCCGCTGAACAGTTCTGGCACGACAACTGGTTTAAGGAATTTCCAGTATCAGGATCCGGGAAATTTGTCATTCACGAACACTGGAGAGGACTCACGAAAGACGAGTTGACCGCGTCGCGTGACGAGTTAATCAAATCAGGTCATTCAGTCCACAGTGATCTCAGATTGCAGAGCGACGCTAAAGAACTACACGGTTGGACGATCTTTCTGGGACCTGCTGACAAAAATCAGACGAACCGCTTTATCGATCTTCCGCCGACCGACAACCTGCAGGTCACACCTAAACAGTTGGAACCTATTTCATGGTTGACTTATCATGGCGCATCTGAACCTGGAGCAGTCGGAGCGACGTCACAGAAATTCGCGAGATTCGACATCGTGGATCACGGCACGTACCGTATCGGCGTTTGGCGAGAGCATTATTTCGAATATTTCCTGAGCGGGGAGAAAGTAAAGGGCCGTGTTCAGGTTCAATACGCGCCGATGGGCGGAACTGGTCAGAATCGTGTTTGGCTGATTGGCAGGCCACAGGATCAGAAACCTTACTCAGACTCACATAAACTCGCTGACGTCATTAAGGAGCTGAAAGACAAAGATCAGCAATACCTCGTCTGGTGTGATGGAAAATCAAAACCCGACGCTTTGGACCTAACTAAGCCGATAGAGATTAAAGGTCTTCCTTGGTACGATAAGATAATAACCAAAACAAAGAAGGATGCGAAACTTACGGCTTTATATAAAACAAACACACCTTATAACTTTGATCACACGTTCGAGTTGTTATCAGCCGATGACAATGAAAATCGCCTTGTGACCGGAGTCGTTTACAAACCTAACGAACTTGACACCCAACGCGAATGGGGCCCGCCTGATGAACTGGAAAAGGCGGCCCGTTGGTGGATGGAACACAGTCAGGCGACAGGCGTCCGGCACGTACGGCGGGCTGAAGCTCGCGTGACGCAGAGCTACATAGCTCCGCAAGACATTACGATAGGAAACAGACTCGTTAAAGCTGGCAGTTGGATCGTTGAACTCCGCATCCTTGCCAAGAGGTTGTGGCAGGAAATCAAGACGGGGGTTTATAACGCCTTCAGCATGGGCGGTTACGTTACTCGCACTCCGGGAATATTGCCGCCAGGGTTGAGCAAAGCGAAAGCAGGCGATCGGTCGACGATCAATAAACTGAGCGACATACAACCGCTGGAGATCACGCTTTGCGCGAGTGGGGCCAATAAAGAAAAACGGTTCCCGCTCTTAAAGTGCGATATGTGTCCAGCATTGGGATACAGCTAATCCAGCAAAACCAAACAGACTAATCGATTCGTTTTCTGTCGAATTGGAATTTGAATTACGCTTTACTAGACGAGACGAGACGAAACTATGGAGGAATTTCATGGAAATGGATGAAGATATTCTTCAGGCCGTTTTCGATACGCCATTGCAGACGCAGGAGTTCATCGACGCTTTAGGCAGGATGGAAAAGGCGGCTATGGACCCGAAGGCCCAGAAGCAGCTTGAGGGGGCACTCAAACTCATCGAATCGAGTTCGGATGTCCCAGAGGTCGCCAAGATTGTCGACCTGATTAAAAAGGCTCTAAGCGGCTATGGGTATCCGGCTCCTTCTGGAACTGGAAAGTCTGCTGACGCAAACAAGATCGAAAAAAAGGACCTGAAGAAAGAAGACACTAAAGATTCAAAGGACGCTGATAAAGGCAAGGACAAACTCGTTAAGAATGGCGATCCTGCGCTAGATGCCAAACTCGAGGAGTTCTACAAAGAACATGAAGCGCAAGGAAAGATGCTCAAGGAAGCCAATAAGCAGATCGAGGAGCTAAAGAAAGTCGAGAAGATGCGCGGCTACATGACGAAGGCCTCAGAGTTTGACGCTCTACCTCAAGACGGTCTGCCTGAGATGCTTATGGAAGTCGGTGAGACCAACCCTGATTCCCTTGCGAAGTTCGAGGCGATTCTTACCAGTGCGAATGAGGCGAACAAGCAAAGCAAAATCATGCAGGAGATCGGGACGTCTGAACTCCCGAAGGGTATTCTTGGAGAAGTCGACGCAGGTGTCAAGGAGCTTATGAAGAAGTCCGGCGACCTGACGGAAGCGGCGGCTCGGGTCCAGTTCATAAAGGCCCATCCCGAGAAGTACGACGAACTCGAACGGGATCGCATGAGAACGGCAAGGGGGTCGTAAATCATGACAGCGACAAAAGTAGCTTACGAAAACGATTCTGACACTTTGGTCAAACCTGCGTACGCTGATTATTCCACGAAGCAGTACTATGCAATGTATCTCTACAGCGACGGCAGGGCGAAGATCTGCGGTGCGAACGCTGACATGACGGGGATACTCGAAAACAAACCGAATGCACAGGATCAGGACGCTGAACTGAAGGTTCGAGGAATCGCTAAGGGCGTATTGGGTTACGCCGTTACGGTTGGAAACGCGCTCTCTACCAGATCGGATGGAACGTTTGGACCTCAATCATCCACCTATCCCAAAGTCGGAACGGCATTGGACTCGGGTTCAGCAGGAGACATTATTTCAATTCTACTCGGCGGCGGCGGTGTAACGGAGACCGGTCTGACAGCACCCCCTCCCGGAATGCCCCCAGTGTACCTGAAACTAACAGACATCACTACAGCGGCGGCGGTCTTCGGGCCTGTCACGATGCAACAGGCGGGGAAAATCCTCGACATGTTCGCTCACGTAATAACCGCTGATGACAAATCAGGAAAGGCAGCAACGCTCTATGCGAAGATCAACACAACTGCAGTAACCGGAGCAGAGGTTCCACTCACATCAGCGACGTGTATTAAGACGACAGCAGCGGCAGCGATAATTCCGTCGAGCGCAGCAGCTTCTGCGAACGACACTTTCGCCGCAGGAGACACGATCACGATCTTTGCGAAAGACGTGACTTCGTTTGCCGGCAGTGCTGGCGTGATTAATCTCTACATAATGACGTCGGCCTGATAGGAGGTGAAAGAAAAATGCCACAACCAGTATTAAGCGATCTGTATTACAGTCAGATCCAGCAAGACGTCAGCGTGATGAATCTTCAGAAACCTGATGATTTCATCGCTGACAAAGTCCTTCCCCGCCTGATGGTCGACAAGTCGAAGGGAATATACTACATCTACGACGACGCGTATTTCCACACGGCCGGAGCCAGGAAAAGGTTGCCCGGAACGAAATCCAACACAGTCGGATTCACCGCTTCCCGGGCTAGTTTCTCGATCGATGAATGGGCTCTAAACTCGATCATCCCGGAAGAAGACTATGAGGAAGCAGATTCAGTGTTCGACCTCGACGCCGACCACACGACGATGTTGACTCAGAACATGAAAGTCTCGATGGAGGCAGAATTCATCTCCAATGTCATGGCCGCAGGGAAGTGGACGACGACCCTTTACGGTGAGGTCCACGGAGGTGGAGGTGGCGCGAGTTACTTCGACTACTGGTCAGACACGACCAACGGCGCTCCAATCACCGACATAAGGAGCGCCAAGAACACCATAGTTAAGGCCACTGGCCAGCGACCGAACAAATTGGTTCTCGCTCCTGAAGTGTACGACGCGCTCTGCGAGCATCCCGACATCCTGGCGAGATACACGCCGACGACTTCCAAGACCGTCGATCAGACAGACCTCGCAAGATTATTTGGGGTTGACGAGGTTCTCGTTCCGTACGCGATCGCGAACACTGCCGCAGAAGGCCAGACCTACACGCCGAACTACATGCACAGCAAATACGCTCTGCTTCTCTACGTCACGGATGCGCCCGGAAAGCGGGTGCCAACCGGAGGCTACACCATCACGAAGAGACAACAGGGCGCGCAGCCGGTGACGGTGCGGAAAGGCCGTGAAGAGTTCCTGAAGCGAGCCAATATAATCGAGGTCGCGTCCTCGTGGAGCTTCAAGATCGTTGCTCCAGCGATGGGCGTGTTCTTCAGCGGGGCTGTAGCGTAATCTGGGCAGAGAAGACGGGAGGAACAAAAAAAGAAACCGAAGAGGGGGCGCTGCAATAGATTAAGTAGCGACGATAAAATGGCATGGACTTATAGCGGGGATCCGACAGACTCTCCACTCGACAAAGTGCGCTCCCTCATCGGTGACGTTGATGCGAACTATCCACTTCTTTCGAACGAAGAGATCGAGGCTTTTATCGGCACTGTAAGCGACCTCGACTTGATGGAATCTCCCGCCATCGATGCCTGCCACGCTATTATAGCGAAGTTCTCCAAGTATTCGCAGGGATCTCTCGGCGACTTTAGCATGAGTCCTGCTGATATCATTGCGCACTATACTATGTTAATTCAAAAACTCAGCACGCAGGGAGTAACGATTAGCGCAGGAGGACTTGCGACAAGGCATCATCACGGCGGACGCAGAAAACCATTTTTTGAAGGAATGCTGGAGGATCGCGAATACTGATCAGATTTCTCCCAGGGAGGATTAGGGGGTTAAAAACAATGTACAAATTCTTACTTCACGGTTACGAAAAAAACACAAACAGCAATAATCCTGTCGCAGTGGATACTGACGGCCTTCTAAAAGTCGCCGACATAGATGACGTAATTTCTGGATTATCAGACGTCGTCGATGCTATTGCCGCTATGGAAATCTCGCTTGATGTAATACCGGCGGGTTCGATCACCGGAGAAATGATTGCCGCTGCAGCAGGCATAACCGGAGGGCAACTTGCCGCAGGCGTGAAAGGAAACCAGATAGGACCTTTTCCGATAATACAATCAGGACTTACAGCGAGTAAAGACGTCATCACGCCAATACCACTCGGATTCATAGGCTCAATAGTTGGCGTGTATGCGATTTACACGGCCGCGGCCGGTACTAGTTCAGGCGTCGGAACGTTGGATTTCATTCTCAGCAGTTCAGGACAAGTGCAATCAACAGGACCCGCGACGGTCACGCTCACACTCAGTCATACGGCAGCGTTAAACTCGATCGTCAATCAGTCAGCAGCTCCGACGTTGCAAAACACATTCGTCGCTGCCGATACGCTCAAGATACACTACACGCAGACGACGACGTTCGCGAGTGATACAGGCGTACTGTGGGTATTCATCGTAACGAACTGATCGAAGATATAAGTCAAAAAGGTCAAATCTATGGCCGGAAGTTGGTTTGCGCATGGCGCTCTCCTGCTATCAACAGGGGGGTTGGACTGGCCGGATGATATAACAGCAGAGTTTATCATCGCTGTACTGACGACCAGCGCCTACGTGCCGAGCAAAGCAAACGATCAGTATCTCAGCGACATCTCTCATGAGTTGGTTGATGGCGTTGCTGGTTATGAGCGTTTAGTACTGACGTCAGGCACAGCGACGATCATCACCGACGGCGGCAACACCTACATTCTGCTCGACGCGGCTGATCTCGTCTGGCATCTCGCCACTTTTACTGCCCGGAATCTGATCATAGCGAAACTGGGAACGACCGATGCCGATTCCCCAGTGCTCTGTTACCACGTTTTCAAGAACGACAGCACAGGATTGCCGGAGGATAAAACAGGCGGAGGCGACGACTTCACGTATAAATTCACTGCAACGGGGGGGGTAGCGCGACTGAAGTGCTAGTCAACGGCGAGAACATCACCGCAGAAGCCGAAGTGACTGAAGGGTCGTGCGTCTATGGAATGATAGTAAATGGTGAGAATATCACTGCTGACGGGGAAGTGATCGACGGAATGCCGATCGGTCTAGTGACTACTTCCAACCCTAACGCAGTCTTTACAGGCCCCATGCCAATGCCGATAAGTTCGATGCTCAGACGCGAGTTCACACTGGAACGCAGAGGCATTGAGCTCATCCCCGACACAAATCCCTATTACCGACAAACGTGGACGGAAGTGCAAACGCTTTACGGTCAGACTAAGTCGCTGATCGGGACGTGGCCCAAATACAGAACGAATCCAAACAACTCTCATGTGTTCTATTGCGAGTACGATCCAAATATTCAAGAGGGAGATCGGCTTTGCGAGAGCGGGACAAGCACAGGTCCTACACTCTACATCGCATCAGTCAACAATCCCGCTGGGATGAATCACCATCTCGAAATTCAATGCTTTCAGATGCCCGATGAGTTAGATTATCAGAAAAATACTGTGACAACTGACGTTATTGGCGGAGAAACAGTACCGACTTGGGCGTCGTATCTTACCGATATCGCTGCGCGAATCGACGTTCCCAGCGCACAGAGCATCGTCCAGGCAGATAAACTCGGCCTGAATGTTCAATATGAAATCACGATTCACGCGACTGCTCTGATCAATTTTACAGGTCGTTTCGCATACATAGATCAATTCGGTACGGCGAAGTATCTGAAAATAAACACGATCAGGCAACCGGATATAGACAACCCCTGGATGATAATAGGCGCGGAGGATCTTTAGGGGTTTAGGTTAAATCAAAATGAAAATATGGGCTGAGGTCAGTGGAATTGAAGCAGCAAACGCCCTAGTTGACGGGAAATTTGGGGCGGTTCGTGGAGGGTTGACAGATGCGCTACTTGGAGGCGGAAAAATCTTTGAGGAAGGTTGTAGAGAACATTGCCCTGTTGATACGGGAACTATGCGCGATTCGCATGATACGGTCGCGGTAAGCGACGATGAGGTTCATGTCGGCCCGCATACGGATTACGCGATACACGTTCACTTTGGAACCTATAAGATGAGCCCGAATCCGTGGATGCGCTTTGGATATGAAACGAAACGGTCTGAGGTTATCACTTACATTCAAAGTAAATTGGCTGCATTGATAGCATGATTGAGCGGGGAGGAAATTACGTAAAATGACAGTGGTTGGCTTACAATGGGTCAAATCGACTGACGTTTATACGCGACTCGGAGCACTTGCTGGCATGACAGTATCGCAGGCGATAGCCGCATGTAATTTTATTGATCCATGGATGAGCATGGTCCGTTGTAATCTTTCGGACGGAGGAGTTGTAACAGCGACGGGCGAAAATACCAATACAGGTGCTCCTGCAACTTACTGTTACACCGACACCGGCGTTGCGAGAGTGGGTCAATGTGCCGTTCCGATTAAAAAGTTTTGGTACACAACTGACCTCACAACATCAGGAACTTACAAATGGTGGATTAGCGATACTGGAGAAGATGCTTTACCGGTCGGAGCCGACCACGCATGGGCCGGTCACCTAGCGTTTATCCGAAATGGCGTGACGAAAGACCAGATTTACCTCGGCGCTTTTGAGGCTTATTTGAATGCTACAAAACTTGAATCAAAAGCAGGCGTCGCACCAACGTGTTTAAAAACGAGAGACCAATTTCGTACCGCCGCGCAAGCGAGGGGAACAGGATGGGAACAGAATGACTGGCTTGCGATAAGCGCGTTACAACTGCTTGCCCTTTTAGAATACGGAACGTTCAACTCGCAACTCGCGATAGGCAACGGAATATCAGATGATACAGGTGTAAAGGCCACCGGAGCGACAGGATCGACCGGAACGGATCGCGGGAATGCGTCTTACGGGACGGTTGCCGACGCAATAACAGCCATGAGTTATCGTGGAATTGAGAACGTATATGGTAATTGTTCTAAGTTTTTAGACGGTATCAACGTAACAAGCTCTGTCGCGTGGGTTGCGGATCACGGTTTTGCTGATGATACCTACTCAGGCGCATATGAAAGTACATCTTTCAGCATCCCTGCTGCGGTTGATGCCTTTGTCAATGATATCCATGCAAGTGGAACTTACGATTATAGTTTCATACCAAAAACAGCGAGCGGCGGGAGCGCATCGACATATCTATGCGATAAGACACTCACAGGTCCGAGCGGCACGGTAGTTAATTACGGTGGTTGCTATTGGGATGGAACTGGCGCGGGCATGTTCAAATTTGATTGCTCAAATATATCAAATTGGGCTAACGCGGACGTAGGAACGAGATTGATGTATGTAGGCTAATTGGAAGGGGAAAAATAGGAAAATTAAGATGACACATGGATTTTTCGATGGTGGGCCGAGCGATATAACACTATACACGTCAAAAGCAGCATACTTCGCTGAAAACGATTGGTATTATATCCATAGTCTGTCGCTAGACGACTCAAAAAGCGTGCCATTAGCGCAAGCCGTAATTGCGGCTCTCGCCCCCCTCAAAGACGCCGGAATATCGATTTATATCTGTTGGGATAATGCATTTTATAGCACCCTTATAAACGGCGTACCCGCAGCAAGCGCGACCGTATCCGATTATGAGCACGATTTTGGCGCGGTGATGGATCTCTTTGAAGCTGAGGGGTCATATATCGTTGGGTACACCACAGAGACAGACCACCTCGCTGCTATACAGTGGCTTGACGAACAAAAAGCATCAACTAGGAAAATTCATTTCCACTGGTATCCTATGGTCACTGCGGCTACAATGCCCACTCCCCGCACAGACTTCATTCCGTATCTTGATGAAGTGGTGTTTGAGTTATATGTCATTTCTGATATGGATACAACGACAACGCAGGGCGCGGCTGAGGTATTGACCTACTTCAAAGATCATACCTCCATTCCCTACGGGATAATCACTAATGTCTGGGACGATCCCTATACACTATTACACCCCGAAGCTTTTGAACATGCGTGGTGGAATGATGGCGATCCAACGCAGTACACCGTGTGGTCGCTCATGAATCAAGCGCAACTCCCGCTCGAAGAACAACGGAAAAGGATGGCAGTGTATCTCAATGAACTAAAAGATGAGTTGGGTCCACTCCCTCTCGTCGAAACGATGCATCCATATCATTGGTTTTCAGAAATACAAACAGACGTTCGACAGACGTGCGATTATCTTAAGTCGTTGAATCTCGATGGGATTGGAACTAGAAAAGTAGATTCCTCAAGTTCGACGGGAACCACTCTGTATTATCGGGGCGCGTCCCGGTGTAAATACAGTGCGACTGCCCCTCACTTCCCTGTCGACACGTTCGTAAACACCGGCCGAGAACTGCTTTTCTTAAAATCGACCGGCCCGGGTTGCCGCCTCCATGATATAACGGTAACTGGCTTCGATAGAGGCGGCAGGACGACGGAGAAGGCGTATAACGAACTCCTGCTCACCGCAGATTATGGTAGACCCATAGGGCCGTTCCCGATAAACAAATTTGGAGCATTGCCTCAGATTATCTACGACTCCACTGATCTCGATGTTACCGTCTTAAAAGTGACGCCGTATTCACAACAGGCTTGAAAAAATTAAGATTATTAGACTAGACGAGAAGGAGGTTGGAACTAAAAATGACAAATGTTGGAAAATTGTACTACAAGGGCGCCAAGCGCCTTTCAATGGGACTGATTCCGTGGGTGTCTGGAGCAACTACGTTGTATATGGCGCTCTATGATAGCAATTTAACACCTGTCCAGGCGACTGAAGAAACGTATGACACTACGCATGAACTCCCTACAGCGAACGGATACACGCAAGGCGGAATCGCACTTACGAGTGTTGTCGATCCGGTTATCTCTGGAAGCAACGTCATATTAGCATCCGCAAACGCAGAGTGGGCGAGTCCCTGCACGTTTACGACGGCGCGATGCGCTAAAATCTACAATAACACCGGCTCAAAATATTTGTTGGGTTACATCCTGTGGGATGCAGATAAACCGTCAGTGGGCGGAAGATTCCTCGTTGATTGTCCCGCGGTGGGATGGTTTGAGTGGACAGTACCTTAGAATCGTAACTAAACAAAAAACCGAGAGATCGAATTAAAATGACGCTCTACGAAACGGGTTGTACTCATAAGTGGGACTTCCAGAGCGGTAGCTTACTTGACCAGGTCGGTTCGATGAACCTGACCAATAATGGGGCCACACTAAACACCGCACCCTCTCAGGCGAAGTACTACACGTTCGACGGCACCGACGACTACATGACAAACGCGTCGCCCGTAAATTTGAACAGTTCCGCGTGGACGATTGAATTCGCAATCAAAAATCCTAGCGTTTCGGGGTGGAAGTGCGCTCTTTATAACACAGAATGGTTGGTATATAACAATAATGCCACTTCCTATTACTTCAACTGCGGGTCATGGAATGCATTATCCCAATTATTTACACTCGGCGCAGTTGACCACTGGGCTATTACGTGGGACGGCTCGAAAATAAGATGGTACAAAAACGGCGTTTCTGATGGCGGAACAAGCCAAACAGGAAACCCTCCTACGGGAACGTCTGCGTTTAACTTAGGCTTCACTGACTTTTTGGGATTCGATTGTTATTTCCTACGGGTATGGATAGGTACGTGTTTAACAGACGCGCAGGTTTTGGGTAACTGCAACGCAGAAAAATGGCGTTGGCTTGACGCTGAATACGCCGGTGTCACAGCGACCGCTACGATTGCAGGAAACGCCGCTCTCGCAAGTAACAGCATCGGCGGAGTTACCTCAGTCGCGAGCATCGATGCTAGTGCCCCAAATCCGTCTACCAGCGCGCCCGGGATTGCTGCTGCGGCTAACCTAACTGTGAACGTGCCGACAGTAGCTGTTAGTGTCGCCGGAACGACGGGTGCGGCTAGTATCGCGGCTAACGCTGCGAATGCTTCTGTCAGCGCAAAAGGGGAGGCAGCGGAAGCAAGTATTGCTGCTAGCACTCCGAATCCATCTGTCAGTGCGCTTGGGGTTACTGCTGTGGCAATTATCCAATCAAATATAGGGCTGGTCTATCCCCAAGTACTTGCCTATGATAATGCGATTCCAACATATTACCCAGCCCGGGGATCTGACTACATTTTGCTTGATTACCTCACTTTCGTCTATATCTATAATGGCTCCGCGTTTGATGACATTGTCTCGTTTAGTGCATTGGACGGTGGGGAATTATATACAGAATCAGTGTTAGCTGGCCAGGAACGAGCTTTCGGGCCGTTTGATATGACAAAATACGCTCCGATGCTGTTAATTGGACACAGTGAGATCACCGACGTTCTCATGGCTGTCGTAACAACGTTGCCGCATTATGATTACGGCGAAATCGAGCTCGAGGGGGCGGTGTTCGATCAGGAAATCGGTCTGACTGGCGGGGTGTTCGATCAGGAGGTAGTTCTTGAAGGAGGAGCGTACCCATGAGCAATGATTTTTCGATGAACGCTGGGGATTCAAAACTTATTTACTTTCCTATCCTTGATCGCACGGGCGCGCCTGTGGACATTAACAGCGCTATTATTACATGGAAATTGAGCAAAAGCAATGTCGGGACAGGGAAGACCGCACTTGCTTCGAGGTCCTCTGACGACTTGACAATCCTTCTCACAAATCCCTCTTATAACGGATGCACTATCGTTTTGGAACTGGAGAACACAAACACACTTAATGGTCGGTATTATCATGAAGTTCGCGTGGTGATCGACGGAGTGGAGGAGACCTACTGGGGCTATGCTACGATCCACGGAACCACTACTTGTGGAAGTTGAGATGTGTGTAGGAAAATGACGCGGGGAACCTCACTTATAGCAGTTCAGAGTGCGATTGTAGCTGCGCTGAAAAACGATCAGACGCTCATGGGCATAATCACGGAAGTTTATGACGCTCGCGCACCTGAAACTGCTGTTTTACCATACATCACGATCAATGCTCCCAGCGAAACGTCCTGGGATACATTCGGAAAACTTGGTCAAGTGGTGAAATACCAAATTAACGTTTGGTGGGACAGCGTCAAGGATGCGAACAGTTCTCTCGCCGTGAAAGAAATAATCGGCATGGTAAATGATATTCTCGACGACGCGACGTTGGCCGTCACAGGTTACGATAACAGCGTTAAGGTCGCTAATACGATGAGCACTGACATGCCCGATCCTGATGATGAACACTGGCATGGGATCATGATGTTCGAGATACACGTCACACAATCCTAGTCGAGTTTAAAAATTAAAAAAAGCAAGGAGGGAGGTCTAAAAAAAGAATGACAAAAACGAAGGGCAATGTAGCCTGTATGAAAATCTCAACTACTGCCGGAGGCGCTAGTGGTTACAACGCGATTGAACTTATGACCAAGATGGGCGGACCGGAAAGCGTTGACACGGTCGATACTACTATGTTCAACTGCACGACGCCGCCGACCTACAAGGAGAATAGTCAGACGTTGAACAGCGCTGACTTTGTTGGTGAATGCTTCAGCGATTATGCTAATGCAACGAATCAGAGAAAGTTATGGGACAATCTCGAGAATGATATTGAAACGTGGATTCAGTGGTATTACGATGGCGTTCATTATCGCAAGGCGAGGGTTGAGGTGGCTGATATTACGTTCACCGTCAAGAAGAACGATTTCAATCGAATCGCCTTCAATGCGAAATCCACGGGGACGATTTCATACGGAACGTGATTCTTAACCGAAATAGTGTCCGCGGTTGACATCTGATTTGACTATAAGTCTAACCTAAAAAACAAAACAAACGGAGGTAAAGAAAATGACAAAAACAAAAAGCAACCTTGCATACATTGAAGCAAGTGCGAACAACACTGATTGGAGCGAAGTAGGCGAGCTCACGAAGATAGCGCCCACAGATAACGGAAATCCTGTAGACGTCACTACATTTCTACACGCAACCAATCCGACGTACAAGGAGTTCGCTTTATCAGCAATAGCAGAATGGGGTCTGAAACTGGACGGATTTTGGGACGAAAACAATGCTGGACAAGCACTTATACTGGCTAACAAACGTTCTGGAGCGGCCTTGTATATCAAGTTCTTTTACGACGGAACGCATTACATGACCGGCGCTATGGTGTGTGGTGAAACAGTTCCGGTTCCCGAGCTCGGTGCTCCTTATGTAACAACGAGTTTCGACCTCAAGTGCGCTGGCAACATGACATTGGGACCGTGATCTAGCAGAAGAATATGAAAGGAATATGGATAAAAAGGTGATACAAAAATGACCGCTCCTGCTAAAATAGCTGGCCGCGGGGCCACGGTCTACGTAGGCGGTCCGAGCACTGCGTTGACTACGTCGAACGGAGCGATGACGCTTGCTACGGATCGCCTCAGCGCTACGATCACAGCCGCATCGTATAAAGTTCTCGACCCGACTGCTGTGATACTCCTTGAGGAATCGACGAACAGCGGATCGTCATGGCATACCTACGCAGCGACAGCATACACTCTGAACCGACTGCTCGGCAAAGTGACGTTCCCAAGCGCACGCACGTCTGGGTATCTGTATCGCGTGAGCGGTTATTACATTCCGATAGCGGCACTGCTCTACGCAGAATCGTTTGAATTCAAACCGGCTAAAGATTTGAAAGACACGACACCACTGGGAACAGTGGATACAGAGTGCGGAGCCGTTTTGCGAAACAGTACTGTGACGATAGCGGACTTCTATGATCCGACACAGTTTCCGACGAGCGCGTTCTATAGCGGTTCAACAGCGATAGTGAGATACTGTGTCGGATCATAGAAGTCCGCT